CTGACCCAGGTCCACCATCATATTGGAATAAAAAATTATCGTCTAGTACACTAATACCTAATTTAACAGCATTAGGATTTTGTCTGTATGATTCTCTAGCAGCTGCTAAATAAGCTCTAAGTCCACCTGCTGCTCTAATACTTTCTATAGTACTACTTATACTCTTAGAGTTAAGTACTCCTTTATTTTCAATTTTAGTATTATATAAAGCAACTAAACGATTCATCGCTGAGTTGTTATCAATATTTTGACTGCCTACTTTTTCAGCGTATTTAACCCCTAATTGTAAACCAACTCCTGGTCGATCCCAATGGATACCAAAAGGTTGATTAAATACTTGAGCTAATGTGTTTTTACCATTGTTGTAGAATCTTGTATTTTCTACAACACCACCTGCCTTGCCAGTTTCAATCTTAGGATTAGAATACTGTAAGCCAAATTGACTAATAAGGAATAACTTACCGTTATTAGTCTTTAAAAATTTACTTATACGAAAACGATCTAATTCAGCTGAGTTAGCCGCTAAGCTACCTCCTCTAATGGGGAAGTCAGGTCCTACACTTAGACTACTAAGGGCATCAGATACTCTTCCGGAAATTGGTATTTGAACAAAGGGCTGTCCACTATCGCCACCACCTTTCTGGTCTTGGCCATAACGTAAACTTTTTAAGTTCGTTTTTAAGTCTATTAGTGACATCCATTTATTTGGTTTACTTTGGTAAGTTGTCTGTGTACTTAGCGATCTTGTTTGGATCTAAAATAGATGGTTTAGTCTTTTTCATATACTTAAAAAAAGGCGAAGTCATAACACTAGCCAATGTTGGAGTGTCGTTGATTGATGCCTGATTGTGAAGTTTAGATAAAGGATCAACAGATGATGCTGGTCTTTGACTATCTCCTAATTTTAAACCAAGTTGTGATGCTTGTGCTTGTGGTTTAATTGCCATGTTTGTGTTGTTTTATATAAATATTATATTATTTTATTCCTGAATATTGTGTAGGCATTCTACTTAATACCTTACGTGTAACTACATCGCCGTCTAATATCATACCGCCGTTATCTTGTACAGCAGTTGCTACCATTTGGCCTGATGCTTTAGTTGCTTTGATTAATTCATCAAATTTAATACTTAATGCGGAGATAGCGTTTGCTAATGGGTCGATCAATTTTTCAACAGGTGATACAATTTCTGCTTCACCACCTTCAGCTACACGTATTTTTCTACCACCTGGTGTGGCCGGGAATACACCTCCTTTAGCGTATCCAGGAAGTGTTTCAGATGCAGATTTAGGTACAATTAATTCACCAACTCCTTGAGTAAATGAAGGGAAATTATCTGCTAATTTTTTAGACAACCAATCTCCACCAAAACTTCCTACAAGTGTTCCTATTGGACCTCCTAATGCTGTACCTATAACACCACCTAATGTACTACCTATAGAACCTAAAGCTATTTTACCTACTCTTTGTGATAATTCCGCTTTAGATAATGGTTTACCCTCTTCATCTGTTGGATTTTTTAATAAATCTCTAATATCAGATATAGCGAATACAGTAGATAATATAGTATTTAATACTGATCCTTTTATAGCTTTGCCTAATACACCCTTAATACCGCCTGATGCTTTAATAGAATTTGTTAAAGTTTTTAGTATATTAGAGGGTTTTAATGCATTTACTCCTGTTTTAAATGCGCCTGCTATTTTGCTAAAGAAGCCACCACCTGCACTTGGTGTAGGAGTGGTTACAGCTGCTTCAGGAACAACTGCTGGGGCCGGAGCAAATCTACCAGCTCCTGGTTGTCCTTTAGGTATTCTATATCCTGTAGGAGAGGTTTTTGAAACTATTGCTCCTGGAGCAGCTGCTGCGGCTGCTGTTGCGGCTGTAGCTGCTGCTGTTGTTGCTTTAGCAGCAGTTGCAGTTTTACCTGTTAATCCAAGACTACTACCTAATGATTTAAGTCCTCCAACTATTGTTGCATATATTGGATTAAATGGTGAAGCACCACGTGTAAAGAATTTAAATAAACTACTTAATCCTTTAAGACCTACTATTATTGCTCCTATAGATGCTATTTTACCAATAGCTGATTTCATATCTTCTGATAGGCCAAGTCCTGATTTAAGATTTTTAGCTTTATTATTTACATCATCTATTTTTTTACCCATCTCATCAGCCTCTTTAGTACCTCTACTAAAGAAACCAATAACATTAGATATACCATCTGCTATATCCATTACAAAGTCAGCTGCTTTAGATAATGGAATAAGTAACTTCTCAGCCAATGCTAAGAACTTATCTGTTAATGCGTTTATTTTTTCTTGTCTAGATGCTGTAGCGAATTGTTGAGTTAATGAGTTATTACCTAATATTTGTAATGCTTCTTGAGTACCAACTTCTTTTTCTAATGTTTTAAATCTCTTTTGAGCATCTTCAACACTACTTTCTCCTAATGCTTTTAATGCGTCTTGTGTTTCAAGTGTTTTAGCCAATTCATCCCTACTTAAACCAAATGCTTTAGCTAATGAATTTTGCTGAATAACATTCATGTTTTGGAAATCAGCAGATGTACCTAATTGACGAGATAATTCTTTAGCTAATTCAACACTGTTACCTTGTAAAGCAAACGCTCTAGCTCTTTCTAGATTTAAGTCTTTATTTGTTAATAATTCAGCTTCAAACTCACTACTGATTGATTCTTCAAAGTTTAATAATGAGTCAGCTATCTTATTTAGATCATCTAATTCAAAGCCTAATGATTTTGCTTTAGTTATTGCTCCCGCTATACCATCAGGAAACTTAGCTAATGTTAAACGAGTAGCTGCTGTACTTTTACCTATAGCCTCCATTACTGAACGTAATGAAATAGAACTTTTATTTTGTAGGTTGAGTTTTACGTTAGTAATAGCAGCCTCTTGAGATATTTTTCCTACTGGTTTACCTGTGGATGATGATATCCTAAAAAGTGCTTCAGCTGCTTCTTTTGAAAATTTACCTTGCTCAACCATTTTGGTCATGTAAGCAAGATTAACAGCTAATGTGTCTCCTATTTTAGTGTTAGGAGCAATTCCTAAACTAACAGATGAAGCAACATCACCAAATACTTTAGCGATTTTTCCTCCAGTAAGAAATAACTCACCAGATACATTACCAACAGTATTAAGTTGTTGCCTTAAATCAAATGCATTGTCACGAGATGTACCTAATGCTCTAGCGAATTCAGAGGCGTCTTTATCTAATTCTTTAAATCGGTTTACTAAACCAACTACTATAGCAGTTAATCCACCAACAACAAGATCAGTTACAGTAAATGATTTAACTAAGTTAGTACCTAATTCTTTAATTAATTTTCCCGCTACAGAAAAACTACTAACTGGTCCTTTACTTGCTTCAACAAATTTCTTTGTCTTAACGATAGCATCATCAATACCAAGAGCATCTGCTAGTCTACCAAAACCAGCTTTAGTTAAACCTTTACCAATACCTTCAACTGTAGCTCCAAATACACCTACTTTTTTATTAATACCATCAAATCTATCTTCAGTTTCTTTTAAAACTTTTTGTATTTGAACAATTATACCTTCATTTTCATCTAAAGACTTAGTAATATTTTCAAGTGTGAGCTTATTATTTTCAAATATTTTTCCATTTTTTGTATTTGCTACTATTAATTTCTCTATTTCCTTCTTATTTTCCTTTACAATTTTTGCAGAAAACTTTTTACTATCAATTTCAGCTTTTAATCTTTCTATCTCTGCCTCATTAATATTTTTAAAAGTTTCTAATCTTGTTTGGTCCGCGGCTATGCTACTTTTGATTATAGATAATCTATTTTGTTCAGCAGTAATAGATTGTTTTAAATTAGCAAATGTTTTTTTCTTAACTTCACCACTTGTAACATCAAGATTAAAAATTTTACTTGATATACTATATAAGTTATTAAATCCTTTATTTGTTTCTCTAACTTCAATACTACTTTTACTAATTTCAGATACAATACCTGATAGTGATTTAAAAATTGAGCCAAAATTTGTATTAAGATTTTCAACTTCTTTTTGTAATACTTTAATTTCACGCGCCGCTTCTTTAGGAGTTTTTATTAAATATTCAAGTTTTCCCGCAGGGATAATATCTCCATACACCTGTTGGTATAAAATTTTAATTTCTTCAATTAATTTTTTCTGCTGTTCTAAATCCTCAGTTTGTTGAGATTTCGCCATGTTAATGTGTTACCTAAATAAATATAAACGTATACTACTTTTTAAACGGCTTAGATTCTGCTTGCGTTGATGGTGATTGTTGCGGTAGTACGCCAGGTTTAGCGATTTTTTGCGTGGTTATATCGGTCTTATTTGTCAGCACGTTCTCAGTTTTATCACGTTCTTCATTTATTTTTTCAAAATGCTCGTTAATAAAATTAAACGTGGTTTTACGCAGCCATGTTGGCATGTTGTATATAGTATGCCAATCGTAGCCACCGCCACCATGGAATACTATTTCATGTATTTCTCGGAATATTTGTAGTCTAATACTAGGCGTCAGGCCAAAAAAAGCTAACACCTACTGGTATCGTTACGCCCTCCTCAACGCGACCATTACCTTCATAGGTAAATTCAAGTTTAACATCTGGCATTACATTGCCAACATGTTTTTTAAATGCTCTTGAATCACGAGCGATAAATTGATTATCGATAAAATCTTTAATAACGTTTCTGTCTCTATCACCATTAACTGATGTGATCATGTACTTAAGACGAGTTGTATTGTCAAATGAACCTTGTGGTGTTAATTTTCTTAACGCCTCTAATTCACGGTCAATATCTTGTTCATCTTTATGAGTTAACAATTTAAATGTTACTTCATTATTTGTATGTGGTAATTTGAATTTGAATTCATTAGTGTTAGGTACAAGTAAATGAGACTCATCAAATTTCTTTTCTTCTAATGCTGATAAATCAACTGTTACTTCTTCTCCATTATAACTGAATGTGTAATCAGCTCCGTAACCTAAAATACGAGCGGCAACTAATATAGCGTTTTTATCGCCTACTACTAAATCGTTGTAGTTAATTTTAGATATGATTAATGATTGAAGTAATTTGTCAATTACTGTACCATTATTGATGAAGTTTCTGTTTGTAAGAATATCTTCTTCTTTTGCGGTCATATACTTCATTTCAATAACGCCGCTTGATAATGGGTTTTCTTTAGAGTAAACTAAACCTCTAGAAGGTAATTCGATTTGTTCCGTTGGAATGTTCGACTTAGATGCAACTTGTGTTTGATCCATAACAATATTAATATTTTGTATATATAAATATAAGCAAAAAGAAGGCATTTACCAAAGAGGTAAACGCCAACTTTATATAATTTGTGTATATCTTAGAAGTTCAAGATACAGTAATCCATTGCAACTGTTACGCTCAATGTGATAGCTGCGTCAGCACTCCAATCATAATCACCTGCTGTGAATGACTTAACATAAGCACCTTTAACAATCCACTCACCAACGATATCACCTACTGGACCTAAGATATCTAAAGTTAAATCCTTCTTATAGAAGTCAGAATAACCATCTCTACCCGTTACAGATTCGTGTGATAAACGTACCCATTCCATTACTGCTTGCGCACCAGATGGAGTGATTGGATCGTATAATTCTAGTGTCATATCCTGCCACTCAGCTTTTCCTTTTAACTTACGGTAAACGTTGATATGATCAAGTTTAATTTCTGTAAAGTTAACTGATGGAGCTGATGCTTTCTTAATTAAGTATGATGGAACGCCATCTATATACATGATAAAGCGATTCTGAACTTTAGGCTCATACGCTGTAAACATTATTTCATTCGGGTTTAATACTGCCATGTCTTGTTGTGTTTAATATAAATATATTAAATATTTATTTGTTATTCGTTTTCTATTCCTTTAGCTTTACGAAAGGATGTACCTAAACTAGCTAACTTATTGTATAAATCAGGATTTTTTGCTTTGATTTTATCTTGCCATTTAGCAATTGCAACACCTGTACCAGCGATTCCACCGATACCAGCTAATACTCCTAAAATATCTGCTACAGCAGATGGATCAAATGCTTCATCCATGCCTTCATTAGCCATACCTTTTTTAATATCACCAGCTTGTTTAGTGATAATATCACCTACTTTTTGTCCTCCTGGAGGTGCTGTTGTTATTTTAACTTTTAAGTAATCGCCTTCTTCTTGAGATTGGATTGTTCCTTTATACTCTCTTTGAGCACCATCTAACCAAGTTACAGTTTCGCCAGGTTGGAATGGTCCTTCATTTATCAGACCTTCTTCAACTTTTTGCTTTTTGCCTTTTTTGCCTTTAAGCATAGCGATTTTATCGTCTACTTTGGCTTTTAGTTCTTCTAATTGCTTAAGTTGTTTTTCTTTCTTAGCATTTGCAACCGCTTCCTTAGCTTCTTCAACAGCTTTTCTAGCTTTATCTTCTAAAGATTCAGCTAATCTAGTAGGAACTTTAATTCTTATTTTCATTTATAGTGTTTTTTTACTTATTATGCTGGGAACGAAGCACCAGTTGGAGTGATGTTGAAATCGATTAATATGAATTCAGCAGTCTTAGTTGGTTGTAAATAAACTTGACCTACTAATTGATTTCTATCAACTACATCAGCCGTGTTATTTGAATCATCCATTACTACTTTGAATGCATATAAACCTTGTCTTTGTTGTACTGTAGTTAAGTAAGGATTTACTTGATTCAAGAATCTATTTCTTGTTACAGCAGTATTTTGTTCAAATACTAATTGACGAGAAATACCACCAATGTAGCGTTTTAAGTCAATCAACAAACGACGAACATTTATTCTATCTAAAGCCGTTGCTTGTGTTTGTAATGTTTTCTGACCATAAGCTACAACACCAGTACCTGGGAAGGTAGCTAATGGGTTAACTTTAGCAGAATATAATGTATCTCTATCAGATGGAGATAATCTTCTTTCAGCTTGTACTACACCTGGTAATCCACCTCTGTTGATACCTGCTGGAGCGAACCATGCAGCTGATA